CGAAAGGTGATTTCAACGGACGTCCCTCAGTCCCTCACGAACCCGCTTGTATTTGAACACGGTAACGCAGTGTTCTTGCAAGTTTAGTGAAACTCAAACTCCGGAAAATCTTTAGTATTATCTTCAATGTGAAATATGGCATGCAGTAAACCCCGTAAACCCGAGTTGACCAGTGAGAAGAAGATTCAGTTTTCTTCCACAAAAAAGGATAAAAAGGAAGTGAAGCGTGGTAGAGATCTCCGTCAGGAGGTAGCTGCCTTCCAGCGACACGTTGATAAGGAATTGGACAAGATTAAGAACAAACCAAGGAAAAGACCAACACGAGAGGTTCAACCTCAAATGTTAAGAACGATTACATCGGCTTTCGCAGGTGTCACACGTTCGACTAATGCAGTTGCTGATACATTCGAGAGGATGTCAGCAGTGAATGCAGTCGAACAGGTGACGAATGCGGCAGTTACGGTGCAACAACAAGTGAATTGCATGTCCTCCAGGGTGGATTCGATTTTAGATCGAATCTCTACACTATTTGGAGAACATGGCAAGACCGTATACAGCAAATTAGCGTTTACTGGCCTACGGCTCGCTAACGACCACTCCTTGTTTGGGGTGATTTTAGTCGTTGTAGAGTTCGTGTGGGATTACATAGTAATTGGACTCGATCCAATTAATTTTGTGTTAGACCACATATGGCCAGTTATAAAACGCGGTTTAGAAATATTGCATATCCCGTTGAAAGTGAGTAATAGGGAGATACCATCAGCAAGAGAGGTGGAAAGCCAGGGAGATTATGACTTTGATGTCCCAGATCTTTCTTGGCATTCTATTGCCCCTCTTGGTGCTGGTGTCGCTTCCCTGCTTGCATGCGTGCTTTATGGTAAGCACGTATCTGCAAGCAGAGAAGCTATGTTGAGTATGAATAAGTTTGCACAGTATGGAAGCAATTTATCGAAAATTAAGGGCGGAGTTAAAACCGCCTATGAATTTGTGCAATTTACAATGGAACAGATGTCTGAAGCTCTGGCTCGTTACTGTCCTTATATGGATTTGACTTCGAATGTTCGAAGACAGTTCATTGAGATAGGAATTGATGTTGAAGCTTTTGTCATATCTGTGGATGAGATTACTATGAGAGCAAATCGTCTCCAAGTGTTGACTGATATCAACACTGCGGATGAGGTTTTGCGTCTTACAAGAGTTAGTAGTGCGATTGGCTTGGCCATACTTCGGAAGAAGTTGTGTCCAACGCCTAATGTGATGAGAATAATAGAGTTGGCGCGTAAGAAGATTAATGATTTTGCTACTGAATTTGAAGTGGATAACGCGTCATTAGCGATTAGACCGACTCCCTTCCATATTTCTCTTGTAGGAGAACCAGGATGCGGAAAATCAAATGTAGCAGGATTCTTAGCCACGGATCTGGTGAATCCAGATTGGTGTGAATTAGGAATAGATGCCACTATCGTGCCTTATACGCGTAATGCGTCTGATAGGTATTGGAGTGGCTATGTGCAGCAACCCGTAGTGATTGTTGATGATTTTGCTCAGACCAGAGGTGAAGCACCTTCTCAGTCGGAATTCCTTGAAATGATATTTATGATCTCCGGTATAGCCTGGAGGCCAGTCATGTCAAGGAATGAAGATAAAGGAAGGTTATTCACCTCCCGTCTAGTGATATCAACGACAAACACGAAATTCCCGACTCCCACTGAAGTGGCGTCCGCCCAGGCAATTTGGCGGCGTCGTAATGTACTAGTGGAGGTTAAGACCCAACCCGGCTGTGAGAACATGAAGCTCAGTGATTCCCGGCGTTATTTATTTGACGTCGTGGAGAGCTGTCCGCAGAATGTGGCTCAGTGCCGGGTACTTAGAGCAGGATTGACATACGTTGAGTTGATGGCATATATTGTGCCAGAGATGAATACGTTTGCCAAAAACGATAGAGAACGGGTGCCTTTCGGTAGCATGCTGACTGATGAAGATAGCGAGGTTTTGCGAGAAGTGCTCAAACAAGGAAATGACCTGTACAAGCGGAGAATGCAGCAATGGATTCGAAGCTTGGAAATTGTTCAAAGGAATGACGAAAGGCTCCTCCGACAATTAAGGTTTGACGATGATCAATTTGACCCAGACGAGTTTTTCCTTCGGGACTCGCCCATTTATATGAGTGAGTTCGAGGGATATAGACAATTCTGGGACAAAATAGATCTAGAACTGTTGGAGAAGTATGAAGCAACCCCATGGAATTATAACACGCAGCTAGACCACTATCAAACGTGGTCTGTAGCTGGTAATGTGCACACTCGTGGGATCCATCGAGTGCGCCGTCAGAGAGATTGTGACGGTGATTGGATGGATTTCAAGAGTGAGTTTTGTGTTAAGTGTGGACACTTTATGTGTCATACGTTGAGTGTTGATGATGCGAGGTTTACTCACGTCCCTTTGAGTTGTGTCAAAGTGACGAGGAGTAATTTGTGTACCCACAGAAAGTTTGAGATTCCACACCATATGTGGTTCCAGATTGATCATAAAGAATTGGTCGATGGGGAACCATCTATGGCGTTGAGTCGAATGTGGTGGGATGAAAGTAGAGTGCCTAGACCACTTCCAGTGCCATTTATGGCACTACCTAAGTGGTCGGAGTTGACGGAAGAGGATCGATATGCCGTGGTTCTAGGAATAGACTATGGTATTATTGATCGTACTGAGGCAGAAGCGAAGAGGGAGGATAATCCCTGGGAAGCGACCTGGCGAAGAGCTTATATGCAGAAAGCATCTGATGGCGTGCGAGCAAGGTCTGGTCTTTCCATGGCATACTACAAGTTTGTGTGGAAATACTGGTCCAGCAAGATGCGCTATGAACCACCGAAAAGTGTGAAGGAAGTTCATAAGCAAGGTTTAGTCCCTGAGGACGAACCCCTCCAAGCCGACGATTCAGAACAGATTGCCGCCGATGAAGGATTTGAAGAAGACCTTGGGGCCATGATGCAGCAAGAATTAGCTATTTGTGATGAGACCACGCGCGAGAAACTGAACAGGATATTTGAGCAATATTACCCACGGCTGATACGTTTTGCTCAAGTTTTGGGCATATGTGCAGCCGTGTTTGGTATGTATCGTTTATATAAAATGTTTGTTCCTAACGTGTGGCCTAGCGCAGCAGAGAAAGAAGCTTGCAGATTGGCCGTAGGGCGCCCCCCTGATGAAGAATATTGGAGAGGACAAGGATACACCCACAGACACCAAGACGGGAAACTGTACAAGGTGGCTGAGAGTGGTGGAGGTCCCAGTGGGGACCAACGAACAATGCGACTTCGTAACGCTAGGATAGTCCGTGAAAGCGGT